GCAGTATTAACAGAAGCATTTGTCGAAAAGTTTTGAATTGCAGTTCCAACACTTGCATTTGTTGCAAATGGAGCAATAGCAGTTCCTACCGAAGCATTAGTTGCAAATCCAGCAAGACCTATAGAAGCATTAGTTGCATAAGGATATAAGTCTGATGCACCTAATTTATTATTTTGAAGCCAAAGGATAGAAGTATCTCTTAAAGCAAGACTTCCGTCAACATAAAGTTGCGAAACCCCACCTCCAGCAGAACTTACATCTAAATGACCAGCATTCCAGTTAAATCCAGTTCCTATAGAAACTTCTTTTAAGAAATGAGCATTTCCAACAGAAGAATTTGTAGCAAATCCAGCATTATTAACAGAAGAGTTTGTTGCGAAATCTTGTATTGCTAATCCAACAGAGCTATTGGTTGCATAAGGATAAAGAGAATCTGCTTTTATAAAGTTTGCATTACCTATACTTGCATTAGTAGCGAATGAATTTAAATCTACACTTTTTAAGAATCCAGCATTACCTATAGACGCATTGGTAGCGTATGGTTTTAACGCGTCTCCGACACTTGAATTAGTAGCGTATGGATATAATGAATCAGACTTAATAAAGCCGGCATTGCCTATAGAACTATTCGTAGCGTAAGGATTTAAGTCTGCTGACTTTAAGAATCCTGCATTGTTTACTGAACTGTTTGTAGCAAAATCCTTAATAGCCGTTCCTACACTCGAGTTAGTTGCAAATGTTTTATCTACATCTTGAAGTACAACTATTGAAGCATCCTGAGATAAATCTTTGTTGAATAAAACTGGAATACTTGCATCCTGTCCTGGAACAAAATTATCTAATCTTGTTGAAAGATCGTGTGTATAATTGTAAAGATAAGTTACAGATGTATCTTTTCCAAATCCTGCATTATTTACTGAAGAGTTAGTTGCATAAGGATATAATGAATCTCCTTTAATAAAATTAGCAGAGTTAATAGAACTGTTTGTAGCATAAGGATTTAAGTCTGCACTTTTTATAAATCCTGCTAATCCTACACTTGCGTTAGTTGCATAAGGATATAATGAATCTCCTTTAATAAAATTAGCAGAGTTAATAGAACTGTTTGTAGCATAAGGATTTAAGTCTGCACTTTTTATAAATCCTGCTAATCCTACACTTGCGTTAGTTGCATAAGGATATAATGCAGTTGTATCAATCTTATTTTGATTTAACCATGCAATTGAAGTATCCTGAGAAGCATCTATAGAAAATAAAACATTAATTGAAGGATCACGACCAATTGCTAAAATGGAAGCATCTTGTATTTTTTCATAAGTCCATATTTGATTTATGCTTGCTTCGGAAATTAAAACATCAGGGGGAACTGGTGCACTATAGAAAAGCGGATCAAAAACATAATCTTGATTTAAAGCAGTTGCTCCGCTAGGATCTGTTGTATTCCCATAATAAAGACTTGGGTCATAAACAGAATCTGTAGTTGATAAAGCAATAAGTTGATAATTATCTGTGAGTAAAAGATTAGAAGAAATATCTTTAATTGTGAATATCCCTGCTGCCTGAACATTATTGTTATTAAAACCATCCGCATATAAAAAAGAATATCTATTCCCATAAACTGCTGTTGGATTTAAAGATACATCAACTTTCCTGTTATATATATCTACAAACTCAAAAAAATAAATAGAAGAATTTATAGTAGGATTTAATGCTACAACTAATTCATTATTTTCAAATCTTTTTATATTTTGCATATTCTAATACTTTATATCAATATATATCAACTAGGTTTTACTTTTTTTCTAAAAATCCACAAAGAAAAAGGAATACCTTTTGAGCATTCCTTTTTGAGAATATTAATTTGGATTAGAAGAAATCTTAACCTGGGAATATATTATTCCAAGTTGAAGCATCAATAAGTCCAGCAGGTTGCTGTTGATTACCTTGTAAAGTAATTGTTGCACCATTGAGATCTGCAGGAGCTTTCCCAACACCAGATTTTGTAGTAGTCATGTCAAGGCCATTTGGAGAACCAAGTAACCAACACTGACCATTTCTGTCTTTAACAGCTGCGATCCATTCTGAGTTACCCATATATTTGATATTATCTCTTATTATTTGCTGGTAACGAGAAAGAACGAATTCAAGCTTATGATCGAAAACTACCGATCCATTTTTGATATCTGTTTTAGAATCATCAGCGAAATCAGCAGTCTCCTTTCTAGGAACGATTTTAATCCATGAAGATGAAACATCAGGAGTAAAAGAGGCGTTTCCAGAAGCATCTACAGTAGCAACAACATCTGCAGTTTGAGCTAGCAAGATGAGATCGATACCACCAGAACCTTTGGTTGCGTCTTTTGGAATTGTTATGAGTGGATTAGCCATTTCTTAATAAGTTTTATGAAACTCGTTAGAATTTCGTTAATATTAAGCTCCGGTTGTTAATACACACATTGAAGGATCAACAACTTTTACACCGATTTTATAAAGTCCGGCAAGCTGATGCCAGTATTGATATGGATTATAGATCATGTTGAGTTGTTCTTCCTCAGATTCGAGGTCGTAAACTGCGATGATGTTTTCAGGATATGTTAAGAATATATCATTAACCCCATTAAGACCGATTGTTGATACGGCTTCAATATTAGTTCCTGGGATCTGAGCTGTTTCAACAGGGGTTACATTTCCTTTTGTTTCAACTGAAGTTCCATTAACATTAAGAGTAAGAGTTGTGATAGAACCGTTAAGATTATAGAGTGCTCTTGCATAGCTCTGGAAGTTTTCTGGAGACATGCAAAGACGTAGATCAGGTTTCATGATTAATTGAGGCATGTTTGCACCTAAAACATCAACGAATTTTTTAACTTGCTGAAGAATAGAAGCATCGCTCAATGTTGAGAATTCAACTGCTGGGTTTGCATAAGCACCAGCAACCCCTTTGATCTGTTTTACAATACCATCGATATACCAGAAATGATAATCAGAAGCTGCACCAGCAGTTCCAGTGGAACCGTCTGTACGACCCTGGCAAAGAAGTTTTTCGTTATAAAGGTGAAGGGTTTTACCTTTTAGTTTCATAACAACATCTTCGACAGGAAGTTCTGATGGATCTGAACCTTTCTTACCTAAAAGAGCAAGAATAGTTCTGTTGAGTTGTTCCTTAGTATAAGTTTCGAAGATCTTAAGCTGAGTATCAGTAAGAACTACGTCCTTAACTACGGTTTGACCGGATCCCGTATTGTATCCTGCGAGTGCACCTGTTGAAACATCAACGTCTGCATTAGTTACAAATGGGATTTTTGTCTGGAATTTTACACCAGTTTCGAAATCGAAATAGTCCTTAATACCTTTACCTTCGAGTATAACATACTCAAGAAGTTTTTGAGGATCTGCGTTAGTGAAATCGGCTAAACCTGTGGTATTGAAGTTTGTGGATAATTTGATATCTGCCATTTTGTTTGAAATTAATTAATTAATTATTTAGTTTATTTTTAAGTTACTTTTTTTACTGTCCAAGACCAAATTGATCCATCGGGAGAATTAAATCCCTTCATTCATTTTAAAGAGTTGACCGTGTTTAGCATGTTTGTGAAGCTGAACTCGTTTTTCAATAAGATCCATTCTTGTTACAGGTTTCTTTTCTTCTGGTTCTGGAGCTTGTTTAATAGGATTTGCACCAGGTAGAGCAAGAGCTGCTTTCAATTTATTCTCATAAGCAAGTTTAAGTTCTTCAACTTGTGTTGAAAAAGTAATTTGTAGATCTTTAAATCTTTGATTAATTTCTTCTTTTGAAAATTGTTGTGAAGTTACACTTTCATCATCTTGACCAGGTTGGCCTTCTTTGGTAGGTTTGTCTTTAGTTTCATCAGTAGCACCGGGGTCGGCAATACTTTCGATTTTCCCATCTTTTACTGTGATTGGAGTTTCGTTGATTTCGATTGTTCCATCACCAAGAGGAGATTGAGTACCATCTTCTGCTATTTCGAAGATAGGATCGCCAACAGTAAGAGGTTCATTATATTGAACTTTTTTACCTGATTGGAGAGTAGCATCTTTTAATTGTGGTCCAATGGGACCTCCCATAGGAGCAGTTTCTGCTGGTTCAGTAACCGGTTTTGCAACAACGTCTACTTTTTTAGCATCAACTTCAACTGGGGTGGGCTTTGAGAAAATTAGTTGAACTAATTCTTTAGCCAGTTCCATTTTGGTTTTTAATTGATTTTCCATATAGTATATATTAAGATAATTTTAAACTTTACTTTTTCTTAACGAGATTTTTAAATTAATCTGATTCATCTATATTCCCATTATCTGCTTCAATTTCATCTACATTTGAATATTCTAGTTCCTCCCAGGAGTGCCTGCAATTGTAGCTGCCGCAGTAGTTCCAAATTGAATAATATCCAAAATCTGGGTTTGACATACTAAAAGACATAAGATCTATATCTTCACGTCTGTATAACATTCCTAACTCTAACAGCTCACTACAAAAATCTCTACAAAGATTATCATATGGCCCCGAATATGCGTATCTTATAAGAGAATCTTCACTATCATATCTGGATTTTAAATCTGGTCTCGGATCACGCATTGGATCTGTAGTTTCTGCAGGGCTAATTTGAACAGCAAACTTCATATTAGTAATAGGTCGTCTTGCCTTTAGCCTCCATCCGGCATCTTCTAAGGATTTTGAAGTTACTCCTACTTGACGAAGATGTTGAACTACTTGCGAACGGAGGTCTACTGGCAAAACTTGACGCAATCTTCCATTTTCCCTAAAATTAAATTGCTGTTTAAACTTTTTATTTTTATACTGTGAATAGCAAAAAGCTGCTCTTTGATCGTTATCTGGGAACGAGGAATTAGCTTCTGCATCTCCCATACAACGGGTAATAAAGTCTTTTTGTTTTTCTCCTTTTTTAGGTTGAGGCATTTTTTTAGGTTTTAATAGGTTTTCTTGGTGGGTTTATATTAATTTTTAAATCCATATTATTTACATTTTAACATTGGATTAGCACCTTGTTGTTCTCCTTCGGTTGTATCTTTGTGCATCGGTTCATTAACCTGTTCTGGTCCACCTTTCTCAAGATCAAGAATTGATTTTGCTTCTCCAACATTTGCAATTATTCCCTTATCAACAATTATTTTAGCAAAAAGAAGTTTTGGATGTTTAGGATTTACAATGTGATGTTCCCCATCAGGTATTGGTTTGCCAACTTCATATTCTTGGTCAAAAGGAAATTCCATTTCAAATTGTTTTAAGAATTCTAACATTTCAAAAAGTTCATCATCTTCTTTTTGAATCTGTTTCATTTCTTCTTTAGTTAATAATATTGGTTCTCCTAAAGAAAACATAGCCTCTATCGAAGCACCTCTTAGATTATGTTCTTTTGCAAAGTTATATTGTTCTTTATTTTCAAAGTGCAAAATAGAATACCAAGTATTTTTAGTAATATTTTTAAACCAATTACAAGCTTTATCCATTAAAGGAAATTCAGCTAACCAGGATTCTACAACTTTAGCCCCATTAAAAGGACCTTCGTGCATAATTGTAATATTACCACTCTTTAAACTTGAAATAAATCGTTGAGCAGTTTTTATAACTGTTGGTTCATCAGCAAAAACATAAGCTCCTTTTGGATATCGAAGTGGTTGTATAAAACTACCGTCTTTATTTTTAGGATTTATATCTTCAGGTCTTCGATACATTAATTTATTCGGAGCAAGAACAGGAACTATAAGAAGTTGTTTTTCATCTTCAAACTTAAATGTATATTCCATCTCTTCCATTTCGGTTTCTTTGTTAAAATAAAAACCGAGTAATTCATTTGCTGGAATATCAACAAGAGATAAAGCATAAGCTGCACTTATTTGATTATCCCCAAAAATTAAAGGAATTTTAATGTCTGATAATATTGGTATTTTTTCCATAATTGATTATTTACTAAAGTTATACTCAAACTGTGCTTGTCTTTTAGCTACCTTTTTTTGTTTGAGCGTTATATCCTGTTCTACTACTTGAGCTCTCATTGGAGCATTCCTAAGTTCATCTGCTAGAGCACTTGCAAATATTTTAGGATCCATTCCTGTCGATTGACCTGAATTTAAAGCTGCAGCTTGAGCAGCAACATTAGGAACTCTCATTGCATTTTTATTGATAACATATTCCCCACCCTCCATAATTGTAGGAACCCCACCACTTTGATGACTTGGACCTTCAATCATCCCACCAGTTGCAGCATGAATAGTTGTATCAGTACTTGCTATTTTTACTACTTGAGCAATACCTGCTGCAATAACTGCAGCCATCATAATGAAGTTAACTGGAGGAGCAGCAGATGCAAGAGCTTTAGTTGCTCCTAAGTAAGTATTTATAACTGCAGAACCCATTGCTAATTCTTTTCCTATTGCAGATTGTTTCCCAGCAGTTTCAGCAAACATATCAAATGCATCTGCAGTGGTTTGCATATCATTATCACTCGTTTCTTTATCCAAAGCAACTTTATCAGCAGCATATTGAGCATCAATAGCAATATGGGTTTTACCTTCTGCAGTTGCTTCTGCAACATCCATTGCTAAAAGTTTATCAAGATATTGTTGATGAGTGATTAAATGCTGATCCTCTTGAGATTTTAATGCTATTTGATCCGCTTTATGCTGGTCTTCAACTACTTTAAGAACTTTTTGTTCTTCTTTCTTAGTTGCATCATCGAATTTTTTCTTTTCTTTTTCTAACCAAGTGTGGAACTCTGTATCTACTTCTTCTTGTTTCTTTATATCTTGTTCTCTAATCTTAGCTTGTTCATTCATGTGTTTTTTAAGATCCGCATCTTCCTTATCTTGAGCTTTCTTTCTTGCAACTTCTTGTTTTGTTTGATAAAGAAGAAATAAAGCATATAGATCTGCGGAAGGAGTTTTCTTTATTGCTTCATTATACCAGATTTCAATTTCATCTAAATCTTTTTTTAATCCTTTTTCTTTGAGCAATCTGGTTTCTTCCATATACTTGGCACCAGTTTCATATTCTTCTTTAGTCCAAGTTGCTTCTAATGCATGATATTTAGTTTTAGCTGCTTGAAGTTTAAGATCTAATTCTCCACCTTCTTTAGCAAGATCGAATTTCTTTTTAGATGCTAAATCAGCAAGCATTTCAGCTTTTATAGATTCAAATTCAGCTCTTGCTACATCAAGTTCTTTCTGATGTATTTCATCCATTGTAGCTCCTTTAGCTTTCAATAGAATTATTTCATTATTTAATCCAGCAATAGCAGCTTCTCTTGCAATCTTTTCAGATTCGGCTAAATTATCTGCAGCAATGGAAGTAAGTCCTATAGCATCCGTAATCCCATGCCAAATATCTGTAAATACTTCAAACTTCTTAAGAATTTCAAAAAGAACCCCGGCGGCTACGATAAAAATCCCAATTCCCGTGGCGCTTAATGCTGCACCAAAACCTCGCATTGAACCAGTTGCAGATATTGCTCCAGCGTGCATTTCATGAAAGAATGTTCTTGCTGTTAATGTACCTTTTTCAGTTTTTTGAGCAACTTGTTCAACTTCTTTACCAACATCCTTGGTTGCTCCAACAACATCAGTATTTGCTTTATTTATAGAACTAACATCTGATCTATATTCAACTATGACAGTTTTAGTATCTTCAGCCATTTTGTTTTTTTATTTCGTGATTCCTTTGTTTAAGATAAGCTAAATAAAGAAATAATTCTCTTATATTTTTATCCATCCAATAGTCAAATTCTTGTCTGGATGAACTAATTTGATTTATAATATGATACCAACTCCAAATATCAGCAACACTTAGGAATTTATTTTCTGGTTCTGGAACATAATCTTCTGGGATTTCATCACCTCCAAGCAAGAATTCCTTTTGTATTTTTGTTCTCCATTTAGTATATTCTCCAACAACCCCTAAAGCTGTTGAATAATCCAATTTTTTAAGAAGGAGTTCTTCTGAATATATATTAACTTGCTTACCGCTTTTTTTATGCGTTAGCAAAATAATATTCTTAGGAATATTCTCTATAACATCTTGTTTAAAATTGAATTCTATTTCTATGAATTCTTTTACTTTGAATTCATTAAAGTTTTTAAGTTCATAGGTTACTCCATCAATCTTAAAAGGAATTCTATAATAGATTTTAGTTAAATTATTTAGATAAGGGAGATTATCATAAATAGCATTAATCTGCTCCTCTCTAATTTTTAACAAAGTTTTAACGGGGCATTTTGTAAGAATATTTAAGATAGAAATTCTCTTATCATATTCGGACATTTCTTTATCCTCGATAAGAACTTGGATAGAAAGACCGTCATCCAAACATATTTCATTTAATGCAATAGGAAGATTAAAAATTAAATCTGTATCCTTTATTTTAAGATTTATCATTTTATCATTTTACCATATATTATCGATTAATTCAGTTACTTCTTTAGACATACTTGCTCTGTCTCGCATATCTTCAGCCAATCTAAATGTTTGTTTTATTTTTTCATCTATAGAATCATCTTCAATATGCCCAAGAATATCAAATTGACGAGCAGGATTTTCATCACGTAATGCTCTATAAGCGTATAACATTGCATCCACATAGTCGTCATGAATATCCCCGGATTTAGGATGGGAATAAGTTATCTTTCCAGTCTTAAGAGTTCTTTGCATTTCATACATGGCCATTTGATGGTCAAGTTCAGAACAAAGATCTGGATTAGGAAGAGCCATTTTTGTTCCTTCTAAATCTTTATCTTGATTAAAACCCGTAACTAATTCTCCTTTAAGTTCATTAGTTAAAGTAATCTTCTTTAATCGGAAAGTTCCTTCTTTAGCTTCTTCAAGTTCCAAATAATCTGTTGGCCCGGTTCCAACTCCGTTCATTTCGCTGTAAATAAGAGGTTTCCATTTATTTAGTATAGGAAGAAGTTCTCGAATTTGTTTTATTGTATTCTTTTCTGTGCATACATAAATCGAAGCTGTTTTGCCTTCTTGGTTTACAATAAAAAGAACTGTGTCGTCCTTTCCTGCAGCAGACCAGTCTATTCCTGCATAATAAGTATCTGAATCTCTATATGGCTCCCAATGATCAACTTGAACTTGTTTATATTCTCCAAAGACTTGACCTGCCCCAAAGATAAACTCGTTTTCGTATTCCGCTCTAAAAGCATAAGGAGACATGGTCTTCTTTTTATGGTCTACATCTCGTCTATCATATTCTGGATTATCAGAATAATGCATTTTAAAAGACTTTACAAATGTATCATTGGGATCTTTCCCATCCAAATAAAGATAGTAAAAAGAATTTTTACCGCCAGGGGTAGAACAAAATATACCTCTCGCTTCTTTTTTTGCTGATAAAGTTGGGGTTACAACATCAAAAGCAGCATCTGGCCAAATACTCATTTCGTCTCCAATTAGAAAATCAAAAGTATTACCTCTGATAAACTCATAAGAAGCTGCTGTAAAGAATTCTAGAGTTGAACCATTTACAAAAGTAATGGAATTTCCTTCTTTAGTTCCAGTTATTAATTCAGCAGGAATAGTTTCAAGGAATTTTCTAAACACTTTTTTAAACTGTCTATCAGAAGCCGAAACAAAACCCCCAGATTGATTTGGTTTAAAAAAAGCTAAATAGATTGCTAAACGAATTATAAGGAAAGTTTTTCCAGATTGTCGGGAAGCAACCAGGCAAAAGTGTTTAGTCTTAGACGCTGGTGTATTTATAATCTCATTAAAGATTTTATATTGTACTGGAAATAAATCGTCTATGTTGATTACTCTTTTCATGCAGGTGTAAAATATCTGTGGAAAAAATTATTCGTTATTTTCGGGTTTCTTGATATTGATTGTGAATGAATCGCTTTCAATTATCTGTTTTGTGGTTTCGACATATCCACCCATGGAAGCAAGAATGAATTTTGCAGAGGTCTCAGAAGTTCCTAAACAAGAAACCCAGAATTCTTCAATACAAGATTTTGCTGCTTCTATTAATCCTTTATGCCCTTCACTATATTCTTTCATATTGTCCAATGTAGGTTTTGATATTCCTAATTTTAAACATAATCCTATATTAGAAATCTGTAGATTATTCTCACGTTGTTCAATAAAATATTCACAAATCTTTTTAGCAAGTGATGCTACAGCAGGATATTTAATAGGTCGAGTTCTTGGCTCAACTATTGTTTTATCTGTATAAAAAGATTTAAAGACTTCTTCATATTTATCACGCCAATTTTTCATGATTTTTAATATAAGTTTTTAATATTGTTTTAGTAGTTTTAGGATCCTCTAAGAATCCAGCAAAAAGATAAAAAAATCCTCCTGGCATAACTAATATCTTTGCAATGAACTGCAAAACTCTAGCAAGTGGAACAATCAGCCATTTTTTCATAATGATAAGGTACTATTGAATAATTTAGTTTTCTATTTAAGTTATTGTTTTTCAATTCATTAAAGAGCATTCTTCGAATTTGGTAAAAGTATTTTATTACATTGTGTGTTGCTATATTATGTTTTTTAGCTATACTATCATGTGTTTCCCTTGAACTCGGATCTACATATTCAAGAAACATATTAATTCTAAACTTATAAAACTCCCCAAGTAGATTTTCTATACTTGGATCTTTCAATAAGTTTCTTGCTGCTAAAGCTATTTTTTGCTCTTCTATTTCTTCAATATCGAACCTATCTTCATATATATATTCAGAATTTTCAATATATTTTTCAATCTTCGAAGTTGGTTCTGCAAATAAGATTAAAGAATGAGTTAAATTATAATCTCTTTTAAAGTCATTTTTAACTATTTGAAACACCCAATTTAAAAAAGGATATTTTGGATCATATTGCCCAATTCTTAAATAAATCTTTTCTAAACTGCCATCCACAATTTCTATTGCTTTATCGTGATTTACTCGGAATTTTTGTTTTAACCAATTAATAAGTAAGGGTCTAAGTTCTAAATATAAATTAGTAAAACTTTGAGCATCTCTTTTAAAATAAAAATTCTTTCCTAAATTATTTATATCCATGGATAATTACTTTTTTGGGTCTTCCTTCCTTTTAGGTGGCCATTCTCCTTTCTCTCTAAGTTTTTCTTTTGCAGTTCTATGACGAGCTCTATCAACACGTTTTGGATCTGAAGGAAATAATTGTTTACGGATGTAATGTATAGCTGCTCTAACCCACGTTTTAGCTGTATTTAAGTTACAGTTGTAAAGTTCTGTTAGTTCTTCATAACTATATCCATTTAAGAATTTATCTACAAGGACTTCAGAAACAAGATCTTCGTGTTCTCTATTTCTGAAATTATATCTGCTTAATTTGGATTTCGCCTGACGTAAAAATTCTGGATAATTATTTTCAATATCCTTAAATATTACTTTTTTCTTCTCGTCTTTGGTCATCCGTCTTTAATTTTTTTGCTGCGTCCTCGAATAATTTGATATCCACTTCAGCTTGTTTTATCATTTCGTCGAGAAACAGATCTGTGCTGGGATCTTGATAATTTTCTAACATTTTCGCTTGGAAATAAAATTTTTTTAAAATCTAATAGGGATTTACGTATTCTTGTCTTAAGTGTATTTCTGTTCCATTTATATTTTTCAATTAATTCATCATGAGACATACCTAATATGTATCTATCCTCAAAAAGTTCACGATACATTGGATCCATTTTGTCCAATGCATTGTTCATTGCTAATATTGTGAATTCCATATATTCTCTTTCAATCCAATCTTCTATATTGTTATTAGAAGTCTTTAAAGAGAAATCAAAGTCCTCTCTGTGTGTTTTTGTGTATTTAGAATCTCTGGAATATTCAAAGAATTCTATATTCTTGAAAAAAATATTATGTCCATGATTAAATCCAGAAGATCCGGACAATCTATTTCTTAGGTAAAGTAAACATTGATTCTTAAAAATAGTAATTGCCCAATTTATAAATGGAAGGCTTTTATCAAATTGATCAATTGCAAATAAAAGATTATGATAAAAAGCTCCTTTAATATCTATAAGATTTGTGTGATTGATATTTTTGAAATTACCATGAAAGTAATTATCCAATAACGGATCTAATTTCTTATACAAAGCAAGAAAATTTTGTTCACTACGATCTTCAAGGTAAATAAGCCATAATTCATTTAATATCTTGGAATCCCGAATCACTCTTCAATTATCTGTTCAACATAATCGTTAATCTTTAATAATATCCCTGAAATCTGGATATAAGGAAAATTTCCCAAAGTATTTACTACTTGTTGGAATGTGTTGTGATCTATAACGTCCACAGAAATTGCATCTATGATTGACTTGATCTGGTTAAAAGGATACTGGCCTAAAGCTTTTAAAACTTCTATTTTAAATTGAGGTTTTAAACGATAAGTAGGAACATAATTTTTAGTTTCAATTTTCTGTTTTGGATTAATGTCTTTTTCTTCCATGATGAGTTGTTTTTATTAAAAATTATTTATCCTGAATTTATATCCCACAGCATATATAAACGCTACGCAAATTTCTAGTTATAGGTAAATATGTTTAGTTAACGAACGTGGCGCTGGCGTGATCCTTATATGTGCCTGCACGATTTTTATAGTGTTCTTTAAGTTGTAAGAGTTTTTCTCTGGTAAATCCTTTAAATTCTCTTGTTTTTTCATTGGCTTTTTTAGATAAAATCCAATATCTATCAACTCCTATTTTATCTATTAAGTTCCAGTTGTAATTTATCAAATGCGCATCATTAAATCCGTTATCTCTTTGGCATTCTAAATGAACATTATCTTCATCAAACCTTAACCATTTAAATCCTCTAACTGGCCAAAAATGTCCTGCATTTGCTTTTTCTTCTGGAAGAATTTCTCCGCATGAGATGCATTTAAAAAAATATCCTTCTTTTCCGGGTATTTTAAATCTGTCCCGTAGATGAATTAATTTGTTGAAGAAAGTTTGTACTTCTTTTTCCATCACTGGGATGCTTTTGAGCTTCTTTTTCTTCGTTTTGCTTTTTGATAAAGTTAAGGAACCTCGTGAAACGCTCCTCTTTGTCTGACATACTTTCCTGATCATAACTTTTTCCGGATTCAAAAAATAAGGATTTGAGTTCATCGACAGATATATTAAACGTTATTTTCATTGGGATTTATGTGATAAAAAGGACCTTTATCTATAGTATATGGAACTTATGGAACTTCTTGACCATCTTCTCTAAAGAAAATTAAAGGCAAACCTTCTTTGATACATTTATATGCTTGTTTTCCAAATTTCATTTTTTCTTCTGAAGAAAAAGATCTGTTTGAAGTTACAATAGAAGTAATTCCGGGGTTTAAAGCCCATTCTTTTATATTTTCTCCTTCAAGACTTTGGCGAACAAGAGTTCCAGGTTCCGGACGTTCCTTTTCAATACACTCATATTTTTCTTTTTCATACTTCTTGTTGAGTTCTCGTACTTCTTGATAATTTTGTAGAAGTCCTTTAAAAGCGTTGTTGAGTTCTCGTACTTCTTGATAATTTTGTAGAAGTCCTTTAAAAGCGTTCTCTGCTAATTCGGCCTTGTTTTTCATCCGAATTGCATAAATTGTAATCCCAACCACTATGGCGAGATAGAAAGAAATCATTAAAATTGTAACCATTGTAATATTTATAATATTTATTTTAGTTTATACTTATGAGAATTCAGTTAGTTTTAAATATTTGAGAAGATAGGAAAAGAGAGGTTTTTTTTGATATAATGATAGATAGACTAAGTACTACTTATGTATCACCTTCAAAAAAAACCTCTCTTTTCATTTTTCTCTCCTTATATATCGTTTTTGATAGTTTACTGGAATTTCTTTAGGTATCATCCCCCATTCATATATACCACTTTTATATCCTATATTTGTTCCTTTTACTATAAAGCTTTTTACTACACGAAACTTCTTCATTTTTATATTTTGTCCTTTTGACTTTCCCTTTGTTTTGCCTTTGGTGGCTCCTTTTCTTATATATCTTCGAAATTTTTCTAGAGATTGCAAAGTTTCTTGAAGACTACTATAAATAACTTCTTTTGTTATTTCTGGTCTATTCAAATAAGCTTCTTGAATAAAGTAATCCAATTTTCTATCCAAGTCAAGTTTTTTGTATTTTTCTATATCTTCATCTGATATTGGAATTAGATGTTCTTGCATGATTCGTTCTTTTACATCTTCCAGTACAAACTCATTCCCAAAAGATTGTCCAAGTCCATCGGCAATACGAAAGATAACTCCTTTATAAAGATTAAACTCACCAAGCCACTTCTCTTCATATTTTATTCCATTCCAATATCCAACCTCTCCATAATTTCTAATATCTACATCTTTTAAAGCAGGAATTGAGTTTCTAAGAACTGTGTTGATATAATTAAACTCCGGATCCTTTTTGTATTTGAGTCTATTAATTGCATAAAGAATTGATTTCTTACATATTTCTCTTTCGCTCATTCTCTTTTCAATCTCTTCAAGAGGAATATCCTTAAGTTTTTTGAACGATTTAATGTATTTTAAGATTTCTTCTTTATTAAATGAATTATAGGAATAGATCTTTTCAATATCTTCCTTAGTGATTTTATAATTATCCCCAGTTATTTTCTTGATCATTGCAACAATATGACAGCCAACAATATCAATATCTCTTTTGATAAGAAGATACCTAAGATATTTTGGTAGTAATTGGAATGGATTATTACTTCTTTGTTCTGCATCCATCATAGAATAACTCACTCCATATTGAGCGAATAAAATTTGAAGAAGAGTTTCCCCAACATAACTAATATGAGTGTAGAATTCTGTGTCAAGATCAATAGCTTCTTCACCAAGTTCTTTTTCTTTATCGTTCTTTAAATAATTATAAACTTTATCCTTGAAATCAGAATCTATTAAGTAATCTACAAAATTGACGATCCCTTTTTGAACAGTGAATATTTGTTCTTTAGAACAATTAAGAAATAGAGAATCAAAATCAATAGTTTCTCCTTTGTCTTTTTGGGATTGTATGATCAAATCAATATTATCAAAGAAATAAGTGAAAATAGAATTAAAGTATTGTAGAGTAGATTTGTAGTGTCCAATTTTCCTTACTCTTTTATCGCCTCTTATCGGATCACACCAATCTTCAACAAGTTCAAGCAAACGAACTCGATAAGATTTTTTGTTATTTTGATGAAGAATATCATATTCATCTATACATTTTTGAAATTCCTTTATGGTAAATTTCTTATCTTTTCCTGTATAAAGTCCATCTCCAGAAGTAAATTCAATATTACTCTTTCGATAAACATTTTGAAAATATTCTTGAATAGAATTCTTTAACTTCTCTAAATGTTCTAAGTCAAGATCCAAAAGAAGATCAATATGAAGAACGTCTAAATCAATTCGAAATCTGTCGGTTTGTATAATACTTTCTGTAAGACATTTGAACATCACTTTGTAATAATTTTCATTAATGTTATCTCGATAAAATTTAGTAGCAGTATCCGGAACTCTTTTAAAGGTATTTCCATCAAAAAGTACTTTAGCTTGATTAGGATTCAAAGTATTGAATTTATCAATTCCTTGTCCCATTGCACATGTTCCAATCCATTGAACATCTCTTATTTCTTTTCTCTTAAACATTAAATTGTTATTCTCGTTGAAATAACTATAGATAAGTGAGAATTTGTCTTTTGTTTCTTCCTCTAATTTTTTAAGATTTTTTATATTATCTGAGATTATGATGTCATAACTCCCCACTCTTTCTGGATTGATATAACTAAAGAATTTTGTGGGAATAAAATTTATAACGATTTTCTTTCTTTCAAGTCTTTGTTCGAATTCTTGTTTGAAATATTCAATACCATTTCCCTTCAAATAAATTTCTAAGATTTCGGGGGTTGCTGTTATGAAGACAACTCTTTTGAATAATTCCAATATTTCTTTAACAGTCTTGATTTGGAATTTTCTAAATTCAGTAAAGAAAAGTAAGTGAGCTTCATCAATGACAAAAATATCCTTCTCTTTAAAAGTTCGAACGTAGAAATTATCAACAAAAGCTGCAGCATAATTAATATATCGAATATTGTTGTTGATAATAATACCATCTTTAACCAATTGAAGATTTTCTGATTTCTCCCCCACGATTTTTTGCACGGGTTCAAGAACCCACACGGTTCCTAATGTTCCACGAGCTATAGATTCTATAAATTTAGTAGTTTTTCCACTACCAGGAGGTCCTGATACAAGAATGGGAAATCGATCCATATTCTTTTTTTAAGAACAAACCCCACTGTATCCTAAAACAGCAATTCGATTTTTGAAGTCTATCGAATCAATTGAAAATAACCACACCTTATCTAAAGATTTTAAATCTTCTAAAACTAGTACTTCTTTATTTTCAATAAGTCTTAAAAGATCTTTATCTTTTATTGTTTCTAGTTGTATTTGGAAATATTGTACCATTTTAGATCTTTTATTAGATTCTATACTACTCCAAACTTCAAAGCATTCATCCGAAAATTCAAATTCTAAGTCCATTTTATTTATTTTTAAATTTGTCCATTTCCTCACTAATGTACTTCGTTCCCCGTTTCTTACTATGTTATCATTTTATATTCATATTATGAAAAAAAATATTTTCTACTTCAACTTTGTTTAAAGCCTTGATGGCTTTTCTATAACTAATATTTAGAATATAATGAAGTTGTTTCTCTAACGTGATGTATTCTATATTAAATATTCTGATTTTTGTTCCGAATATAGTTCCAATTGATATTTCAATTCTTATAAGCTTTTCTCCTATCAGACTTTTTAATTTTTTTTCATAATATAACATGTAGATTTCATTTAGGAAGTCTTTTTGAATAGTTCCCAATTCTTGATTATGAAGGATTTCTCCAACAATCTTTATTAAATTTTGTTTAGTTGCTTTCATATTTTTAGTTTAATATTATATGGTGCCCATACAAAATAGTTTTCATTTCTTCTTTAGCCTTTCCATTTCTTCACTAATGTATCACCTTCAAAAAAAAAGCTCCTATTTCATTTTTCTCTCCTTATTTGAGAAGAAATGGAAAGAGAGGTTTTTTTTGAAGGTGATACATAAGTAGTACTTAGTCTATCTATCATTATATCAAAAAAAACCTCTCTTTCCATTTCTTCACTAATGTATTTAACTCCTCTTTTTTTACTACGCTCTCGCACATTTGGTCTTCCACTTTTAGTTTTGGACTCCTTCATGGTGTCCAAGATTTCTTTGATCTGATCATCAAGATTGAATTCTTCTTCATCTAGGTT